GAACAGGTCACAGCAGAGAACCTGGAACGTTCTGGTACAGGTGTTCGATGGAAGCAGATTACAGGCCGTCGTAATGAGGCACTTGATACGCTTGTCTACAGCCTGTGCATGATGAAACTGGCACTAAGCAAACTAGGCGGTCAGCCGTTCAAGAAATTGCGAGAGTACAGAAGTAGTAAACGAACCGACGAACAAACTACCAGTACTGAATCTACCAAACCCGTCAAGCCTACCGAACCAAATAATAAATACACTAAACCAAAAGCCAAAAGTATTGGTAAATCATGGTTCGGCTAAGGATAAATAAACATGAAAGATAAAATCTATATCGGTGAAGTATTTCACGAAGTACTACAGCCTAATACAACATTAAAAATCGGAAACAGTACTGATACGTTATTCACACACAACACTCAGAACGATACTGAAACGGTAACTATCGATTCCTCACAATGGAAGCCGGGTTATTACTCAGTCGTATATAACAACAATGGTGAGCTGGGTATTCGTATTAGTACTGTAACCGTCATTGATCCAATGGCACAGACAGACCGATTAACAGAACTGCAATCACAGCTTGATGATATTAATAAAGTCATTACAGCACGTATTAACGGCGATACCAGTACTCTGACTATCAACAATAAAACACTGGTACATGAAGACCTGAATGCATTGATCAGTCTGAAAAACAGTATCACTAAACAGGTCAACGACCTGAAACGCAAACTAACTACAGGCAATAAGGGCTTTTTCAAAAGTACTATTCATTGCCGCTAATAATGGAGATCACACGGAATGTGGCCTTTTAACAAACGGCAAATTGAACAACCCGCAGTACTACCAAAACCTAAAACAGTACAATCCCGCAAATATCAACCGACAAGTACTGAATTCAAATCTCAGACACGTTCATTAACTGGATTACCAACAAAGATTATTGGCTCTTACGGTACTGGTGTTCAGAACGTAAACATCAATGCAGTACTGAGACAGTCACTAACTTCTCTACGCGATGCCAGCCGTTCACTGGTCCTACAGAACCCGTATGCACGTCGATACGTATCACTGAGTTCTGGCACAGTGGCAGGGGCAGACGGTATCACCGTTCGACCTTCACCGATTGGCCTCGATGGTCAAACCGATCCAGTACTGGCAGACCGCTTAGACAAGCTGTTTTACGAGTGGGCATCAGATGCAAACCGCTTTAGTACTGATGGTTCTCTGTCATTCGACATCTTTCAACAACTGGTAGAGCGTGCAAGAGCTACCGATGGTGAATGTTTTGTTCGACTGCATACAGACGGTGATGAACTACAGGTATCAATCATCGATGCAAGCCGTATTCCCAGTACTAAAAACGAGTTACTGAAAAAC